GGCGTAGGCGGCGGTGGCGTCGTTTCTGGCTTTTACTCTAATCGACTTATCCCCTGTTTCCAGGTACAGACGAACAATTGCCGGCATTTGCCACAAGTGCGCCACGAGGAGCGCGCACCTACGCGCAAATAGCTTCTCATCGATTGCGTCTTTGCTTCCTAATTGCGCAATCGCTAAGCGGCGCATGCCATTAGCGCGTGCGATGTTGCTTGACCATTGCGCGTCATTCAGTTGAATCTTAAGACGACGTATGGCCTCCGCGACGCAGCCGGGGTCATCGCCGTGCGGACGGCCCAGCGCGTAGTTGATTGCCGCTTCCACGCACATTTGGCCTGGTATTGGTTTGCCAAGTCCTTGTACCAAACCTTCATCCAACAGGGCATGAATTTTGGTAATGGTTTCTCGAGTGATCGTTAGGAGGTTCATAGTAATCCGGATCCTTTGTAAGTTTGACGGAACTGCGCGTAGCGAATATGCAGCGGCTTGGGGCGAAAGAATAGACGTAGAATAAAGCGAATCATGACTTCCACCATTGCAGGTAGTGCGCCATCGCGTGTAGCCCTATCAGATTAAGCAACGCGGGAAGCGCCAGCCAATAGAACAAGACGCCAGCGGCCACGGTCAGCCACGGTTTCATTGTTTTCATGATCGCACCGCACGGATGCATACGAGAATAGCCACTAGGTTGGCGAGGATGGCGTAAATCATGAGAGTAACTCCTTGAACTTGGCATCTACTGCTGCCTGTAGCCGATCGCGGCTTGCTTGTCGGTGTTTCGACCTAGCGGCGTAGGCGGCGGCGTCGGCAGCGTAGGCGGCGGCGTCGGCGGCGGCGTCGGCGGCGGTGTAGGCGGCGGCGTCGGCGTAGGCGTAGGCGGCGTAGGCGTAGGCGGCGTAGGCGGCGGCGTAGGCGTAGGCGGCGTAGGCGTAGGCGGCGTAGGCGGCGGCGGCTTTTCTGGCTTCTGCCCTAATCGACTCATCGCCTGTTTCCAAGTATTGGCGAACGATAGCCGGCGCTTCCCACAAATGAATCACTGATAGTGCTGATGCTCGAGCATCCGCACGCAATAGTTCAGTCGCATCGAATCGCGCGACGATACGCCGTTTGGTTGCGCATAGCTTGTCCGATTGCTCTACCCAATCGCCATTAATATCAACCAAACAGAGCGTAGCGCCTGGCGCGAACTGAACCGCATCGGCCACATGCTTGGACGCGTGGTAGCCCTGCTCACAGCAAATTGGTTTGCCTTTGAAGGTCAACCACTCGCCGTCCGCCGGAATCGGTGACCCATCACGCAAGGTGGATGAGACAAAATGATATGCGCGAATCATACATACCACCACGCAGCGCCAATCAGCGCTGATCGGATCACCATAAATACGAGGGGTCCGTAGCCGACTTCTTTACGAACGGCTACCGCTACCGCTAGGTGAAACAAAGAGTTGAGAAACATTAATCCGAGTACGCAAACAACTAAAAATATTACGATTTTCATGACGGCATGCGCTCCATGCGCGCGGTTTGTTCCAGGTCCACGTATTCCTCTTCGACTGGCGTCTCGAGCGTCACATGTTCCGAGTGCGCGTCGAAGTGAGAAGGGCCGTAGAAGTACAGCTTACCCGCGCGGGTAGCGAAACAATAATAACCGTTCATGATTTAGCTCCGGTGATTGCGGTGATGCACATGAGAATAGCGACTGTGTTGCAGATGATTGCGAAGATCATGACATTAACTCCTTAAATTTAGCGTCTACCGCCGCTGCAAGCCGATCACGCGATGCTTGTCGGTGTTTCGATTTGGCGACGTAGGCGTCGGGGGCGCCGTCGGCGGCGTAGGCGGCGGCGGCGTAGGCGTCGTAGGCGTAGGCGGCGTCGGGGGCGGCAGCGCAGGCGGCGGCGGCGGCGGCGGAGGCGGCGGCGGCGGCGGCGTAGGCGGCGTCGGCGGCGTAGGCGGCGGCGGCGGCGGCGTCTCTAGCTTCAACCCTAATAGACTCATCACCTGATTCTAAGTACTGACGAACGATTGCCGGCGCTTTCCATAAATGAATTACGCTTAACGCGCTAGCTCGTGCATCGGCGCGTAGTAATTCCGTCGCGTCGAAACGTGCGACGATGCGCCGCTTAGCCGCACAAACCTTATCTTCTTGTTCGACCATATCGCCGTCGATATCGACTAAGCATAAGGTAGTGCCTGGAGCGTACGTAAGCGCGTCGGCTACGTGCTTAGAGGCGTGTAGCCCGCGCTTACAGATACTTAGCTTACCTTCAAACGTTAACCACTCACCGTTTGCGGGTATGGCTGAGCCGTCGCGCAAGGTCGCATTGACGAAGTGATAGGCGCGGATCATACGATGCTCCATATTGTCTTGATGACCCAAATAGCGAAGAAGAGACAGCCCCCATGTATCGCTAATAGCACGATCGCGGCTCCAGCTTCACTTGGCTGCTTGGGCGGAATGAAGGTTTGCTTAATGGCCGGTGCGGTTAGCTTTATGCTAGCAACACAACTACGCGTATGCCAGCCTTGGCCATAGCCACACTCATTGCATCGGGTTATTAGGCTCATAAAACCGCCAGTAAGTCGGTAGCGAGTGTTTGATCAGTCGGTTGCGGGTATGCCTTAGCGATCGCTTCGGCCGAGCTCGTGGCTCTCACGTAGCGTACGGGGAAGGTTTTACCAAATGAGCGAACCGCCCAACGATTCACGCGTAGTTCAATTGCTTCGTATTTCATGATTGCACCTAAAAGCACCGAACTGCAGTTGATAACTTCTGAGTTAACCCATATTCGGTTATGTGTGATACGTCAACAACGCTTGGGTCTAGCGGTGGCATCTTTTCCTTCCCAAACGTATGCAAGCCAATCTTTACAGGAAGTTCAATTGCTTCGTATTTCATGATTGCGCTCCGTTCCAATCGCCGATCTTAAGTCCGTGGGGACCTGCATAATCACCTGACACCCCACCTTGTATGGCGTAGCCATGATCGTATTCCATCAAACGATCAACGGGATAACCCATATCATTAGCGTAGCGCAGTGCGTTATGGCGCGCGCCAAAATAGAATACGCCGCGGAGTAGTTTAGCGCCGTGGGGTGTGGGAAGTTTATTGCTCGTTTTCATCTCAAGCTCCTGATCGGTTGTAGTAGAGAACTGCAAACATAATTCGAGCGATCATCTTCCATTCATTCCTATCGCCGCGATTGCTCGCTAATCGCGCACGTTGCGCTAATACCTGCAGCGTTTCACTGTCGAATGTCATGATTGCACCCTCGGCTGCATCGCGTTGCGGTACGCCACAATGTGATCGGATAATTTGCGGGTACGCGCGCTGTCGTAGGCTAACAAATCCCCGTTCGGTGCTGCGCGCCATACTTGGACTAGCTCCTTAGTTAGGGCGGCGTGCTTGACGCCAGCGGCGTACATTTTGCGCGCTTGGCTGGCTAGCCAGCGGCCGCCGATATCGCCTGAGCGGTCTGTGATTGCGTAGAGGTTGTCTTTCATCTCAATCTCCTGATCGGTTTGTTTCTAGTGCCCTTGTAGTATCGGCGATTAATTTAGGGAAGTAAATAGCTTAACGAGACTTGCGTCACAGATTGATAAACTATTCTTGATAGTCGTGTTCCCAACCAACCGACTCAATATCATTGAGCTGATTGCGCACTTGATTAGCTGTCGCATGCAGCATGCGGGCACACTTAACCAAGCGGTCCTGCTCGGCTCGTGTAAACCCTGGCGCAATGCCCCTAATTCTTGCTGCAGTGCGCTCAAGGCTCTTGGCAATATCTCTTAGGAAAATGATGTTGCTCACGGTGCTACTCCAATAGTGGGTCAGGATTGTTTGGTATTCGATAGTTTGCCAGCGCGCGATTCAACGTGCTCACACTTACACCTAGATGGCGCGCGGCTTCGACTTTGGTGCGTTGCAATTCAAACAAAGACAACGCAACGGTTGCAATAGCTTGATAGCGCTTAAGCGCGTGATTATGTTTAGCCGCAGCACCTAACTTCAGGTTGGCGTAGGAGCTATCTGCAATGCCCGAATAACTATCGCTGCCTGCATCGTAGCTCCATACGAACATGCGCTCGCCTCGACGCGATTTGCGCTTGCGTTTTGGAAGGGGCTTTCTCACGGCGTGGAAGGTACAGCAAACCGGAAATAGGGTCAAGTGAGTCATAACCTGACATACCTTGACTAACTTCACAACGGAACATGGGCTATCGGTCGCCTGAGCATGTAGGGTAGCCTAATAGCTATTTCTTACACTGTTAAATAGAAGGTGTTTCCCTGAGCTGGGTTGAGTACTTTAAGTTATGACAGTTGTGACAAATAGGAAATAACAGGGGAATTATAGGTGTCATAACTTCGTCACACCTTCCGTCATAACTTAGTTATCCACACAAGTTGCGACGAGCTGCCAGGCAGTGCTGCATTGGTTACATAACGCTACTAGCGGCACGCTACTTGCGTCGAGCCGGCCGCTACTAGCGGCTGCCTTTTTAGGAATTGGGGGAAGGGGGTGAGGGGCCCTTTTAGGAGGCCCATGTTGCGCATAGCGGGCGGGCGCTTAGGTTCACGCGCCACGCTATTACCTATAAGCGAAAGGCCCCCGGGGAGTCGCAAAAGGGACCCAAACCGACACGCTATTTGCAAGACCCCCGGGGGTCCACTATGTGGTCAAACGCACAGACACCTCTTCGTCGCGAGGCGCATGCTTCAGGTTGTTATTCACTGGGAGATAAACTATGTCAACCGCTACTGTCACCTTGACCAAAGTCAGCACCCCGCTTCCGGCTTCGAACGCCGCGTATGCGAGTACTGTCATCACCCTGACTGATTCGGCTGGCGCCGTTCAGACAGCCACCGTCACCGGTGTGGAATCCCCGCCCTGGACCGCGGTGTTCCCGAACGTGGCGGCAGTCGCCGGCTCGACGGGTACCGTGACCGCACAGGATAAGGATAGTGCGGGGGCAGCGATCGGCGCTGCGGTATCGCAATCCTTTACGGAAATTGGTTCACCGGCCACGTTTCCGGCGACGACCGCTATTAGCGTGGCGATCGCATGAAAGAGGACCGTCGTATTGAGCACAAGCTCGAGCGGTTAGTGCAATTGGTGGAGCAGGTGGTACACCTGCTCCGCCACCGGCAGCACGGGTTCCCCACGACGTATCCGGCAACGGCCGGGATCACCGTGAGGACGGCACCTTAAGGGAGACAAGGAACATGGACGACTGCGTAGGGTGTTTGGTAGTGGCTGTAGCGTTATTCGCCGCAGCGCTCATGGTATGGGCGCTGTTCAGGCCCCTAGAATCGGGCGCAGAAGCCCCGCAACCGCCGAAGCCTCCCAAACCGCCCGAGCCCCCGGAGCCCCCCAAGCCTCCTAAACCGCCTAAGCCCCCGGCGCCGGCCCCCGCGCCCCCTAGGCGAGCGAAGCATCCTAGGAAGCACAAGTAACGTGAATCAACAGCTATGGAGTTTCTTTTATGCAAATCGTACCTTTCATCCTGCAGGTGGGCGCCCTGGTGTGTCTATCCTTCGCTGCGTTCAACTTGTTCCAAGCACCGCCAACAAAACCCTCTTGGGGGTGGCTAGGCATGCTGCTGTGGCTGCTATCTCTGATGCTAAACGGGATCGTCTTGCACGCAACGCCTGGCGTGGGGTAATCTTCGCGGAATGAAATCCGCCGATGCCCTCGCCCGCCAGTACACCGAGAAAGCGATCAAAACGCTTGGCGATGTGCTGGATGATCAGATGGCGGAGTATAAGGATAAGATCAAGGCGGCGGACAGCCTCCTTGATCGCGGGCATGGGAAGCCGAATCAGGCGATCATTCAGATCCCGGCGAACCGGCAGATTGCGGCCCTATTGGCGGGGAAGTCGGACGAAGAGCTACTCGCGCTGATCAATCAGACCTCGCTTCCCCGGTTGGCGCCCATAGAGGCTAGCTTTACGGAAGTAGACCCGCTTTTATCGTGAGCGATATCCCCGCCCAACAGGTAGCCGCCGAGCTGCTACGCCGCCAACGTGCCCGGGCCTCGCTCGTTGATTTCAGCCAAGCGATTGACGTACCGGGGGTGCCGATCATTGAGGCGGAAGATGAGGATGACCCGGTTACGGGAAAGCTTAAGGATCCTACCGAGAAAGTTAAGGTTTCCTATGCCCCCGTCGAGTCGAAGATAGCCCTCCACCACTTGCTCATCATGCAGGCCATTCAGCGCTGTATCGAAACGCCCCGCGGCAGGCTCATGATTTTCGCCCCACCCGGTTCGGCTAAGTCTACCTACGCCTCGGTACTCGCACCCGCCTGGGCGATGGGGCGCAAGAAGGGGACGCAGATCATCTTAGGATCCTACGCGTCTACGATCGCCGCGAAGCAATCGCGCAAGGTGCGATCGATCGTTCGCGACCCGCGCTACACGGCGATCTGGGCGGACAAACCGGTTCTCCTGGACGATCAGCGGGCGGTCGATGATTGGCAAATGACCAACGGCAGTTCTATGATGAGCGCCGGCTTGCTCGCGGGTATTACCGGCAACCGCGCGGACGGTATCATTATCGATGACCCCGTAGCCAACCGCGAGCAGGCCGACTCCCCGGGCATCCGGGAGAAGATTTACAACGAGTACATCGACACGGCGATGACCCGAGCGAAGCCTAAGATGTGGGCTATTATCATTCAGACCCGATGGCACGAGGAGGACTTAGCCGGTGCAATATTGCCAATGGACTATGCCGGTGAATCCGGGATCATTCAGTGTCGTGATGGACAGCGGTGGGAGGTGCTATGTATTCCGGCAGAGGCCGAACGGGCAGATGATCCGCTTGGACGCAAGCAAGGGGAGTTTCTTTGGCCTGAGTGGTTTCCTCGGGACCACTGGAGTACGTGGCGTGATAACCCTCGTGCGGCTCGCACTTGGGCGGCACTTTATCAGCAACGCCCCGCACCTTTCACTGGCATACATTTTAATCGCGAAATGTTTCGGTATTACGATCCAGACTTGGCACGAGTAGACGCGTGATACAGGGGTACGACGGGCTAGACGCGCTGCCCAAATCGCTGCGATTCTATTCGGCCAGCGACTATGCCACCATGGAGCCGCGCGCCGGCAAGAAGGAGCCCGATTTCACGGAGCACGGGGTGTGGGGCGTTGACCATAAGGGCGACTTGTGGGCGGTCGATTGGTGGAGCAAGCAGTGTGAGACGGACGTCGGGATCGCGGGGTTTATCAAGCTCATTGCTCAGTGGAAACCGGTCAGGCACTTCAACGAAGGGGGCTTGATCGACAAGGCCATCGGTCCCGCGATCCGTAGCGCCATGACCCACGCACAAAAATTCGTCGCGATTGAGTCCCTACCCTCCCTCCAGGATAAGGCGGTCAAGCTCCAAGCGTTTCACGCCCGGGCGACTGCGGGAACTATTCACGTACCCGTCAAACGGCGTTGGGCGGAGGATTTGGTAGAGCAGCTCGTGAAGTTCCCCGGCGGGCGCTGGGATGACAAAGCGGACGTGTGCGGCCTCATTGGACGCGGCGTTGACTTGATGTTTGATGCTAGAGTACCATCGCAGGAGCATAAGCCACTACTTATCCCCTTTACGGAAAAGTGGTTGGAATATTCCGAGCGCAATGAGAAACCGAAAGTGAGGTACTGGTAATGACTGACATTCTTTCAACTGCAACAGTGACTACCATTAAGGCTGATGGCACCAAGATCGTAACCGCCGTCGATTCGACGGAGAATGGCGTAATTACCTTTATCAAGGCGCATTACACTGCGTTCGCATTTATCGTAGTTGGTATCGTTGCTGTACTTCTTTGGAAGTTCCTGTAATGGCACAGGCCAATTCCTCCCCCGGGCAGAATCAGACGTTTGGAACCGTCATCGTTGCTTCCGCAGTGTCGGAAGGTACAGGCGTTCCCGACGTGAAGGCAGTCGCAGTCGCTAAGACTGTCACGTACTCGCAGAACGAGCCGGGGGTAACGCAGAACCCGAAGAGGAGTTGATATGGCGCAAGAGTACAAAGATTACGTCTTTGCTAACGGCGGCATAGAAGGGCAAGTTACTCCGACGGCTGTCAGTCAGCCGGGAGCGTTGAGTACGGCCGGTCTCGTTATCGTGACGGCGCAGATTTCATCGCAGTCGAACCCTTTTGTGGGGGCGAACTCGATCATCCTAGCAGAACAAGCGCTAGCGGTTGCGGGCCCGGTATATAGCGCAGCCGGCAGTCGCTCAGCGGTATGACGCAGACTAGCAGCTCGCCGGGGGTGCCCAAGACGCTCCCTACGGTCGCTGCGACTTCCGCAACGCCTATACTGACCGGGCCGCCCTTGACGGTAGGCACGAATACCGCCATATTCTCAACTGAGACGACTAACGTATGGCCCGCAGTATTGATCGAAAGCGCAGTCGTAGTGACACCGTTTAGGTACTCGACGCCGATCGTATTGCCCACACAGGTAGGGATGTTCCCATGAAACACTCGCGGCCAGGATTTGCTACCCGCAGCTCCGATGCGGCACCAGCCAAGCTGAATGCGGATATGATCCCCGCGATTAATCGCAATGCCCCGAAGGAAAGCACTCCTTTACGGGAAACGCTTCAGGCAAGGGCGGAAGCCGCTATGGCGAAGCTCGCCAAGAACCACCCCGTTCCTGCGGCGCCGGAGATCCTGGTGAATCCGGCTCCGAGCGCTACGCCGCACGTGAACGAACCCGGAAAATGAAATGACATCAGGTGCGTCCAATGGTCCTCTCACTCCCGGCGGCGGGGGTAGCATCCTCACCGATCCGCGTCAAGCGAACGGCAAGGACGGTGTTGACCAAGACGAAGCCGATGACAAGGAAGCTGACGAGGACGAACAAGCGCTAGTCAGCAAGCTCTGGAGGTGTTATGACGACGCCCGCAAGTTCGATGAGAATTTCCGAAAACAAGTGGCTATTGATCGTCGGTATGCGGCCGGAACTTCTGACCTATCGTGGGCCGTTACCACAAATCTTATCGGCGCTTTTATCGATATCCTGGTTGCGTTATTGTATGCACGCAATCCTGACGTATCAGTCCGCAAAGCACCGCAAGTCGATGAATCGAACACCTACCAGACGCAGATATTCGCAAGAACATTAGAGATTGTCATCTCGAGTGTCTGGAAGCGCGGGGGATTGAAGAAACCCGCCCGCAAAGGGGTTCGTTCGGTGCTATCGAACGGCGAGGGTTGGTTTAAGGCGACCTTCGTCGCGGAAAAGCGCCCGCAGCCGGAAGTGGAGACGGCGTTGAACGATGCGCAGGAAACCCATGCGCGATTGGTTGCACAAATCAAGCTGATCGAAGATGCGTCGGATTCAGAAACGCTCGACGCGGAGAAGGAAGAGAAAGAAGCGCTAATCAAGGAACTCGAAGAGAAACTTGAACTCGCGGTCAATAAAATGTTCGTGATCGATTACGTAGAAACCGAGAACATTCAGGTTTCAACCGATATCAACTGCATTGAGAACTACACAGATGCCGATTGGATCGGCAACGAGTTGTATCTCGACAAAGACGACGCGCTGGCCCGGTTTCCCCGGCTAACCGTCGATGATATCAAGTCCGCTAAAATCTATTACCAACGCGCGCCGAAGGAATTAACGACGCGGGACATCGATAACGTCCTGCCGCAGGGCATGTTAACGGCAGAAAGTGCGCAGGCCTTCGTGACCAATACGTCAACCCAAGAATCCCCGGCATTCGTGCGCGTGGTTGAGATTTGGGACCGTCGTGACAAGCAAATTCGTACCATGGTCGATGGAGTTAAAAAATGGGCGAAGGAACCATATCCACCACCCTATCCGACGAGCCGTTTTTATCCATACTTCTACTTCGCCTTCTACGAAGTGGATGGCCAGCGTCACGCGCAGTCGCTGTCCTGGCGGCTATACAAGCTACAGGACGAGTACAGCAGTTCGAGATCGAACTTCAGACTTACGCGAGAGCGATCGATACCTGGTGTGCTATTCAACGCGACGATGCTCGACGAGATAGAGGCGAAAAAGTTAACTGAATCCAAATCTCAAGAATACACAGCGCTACGGCCGAGCGATCCGACGACACCTATCGCGAATATGTTCGCGCCGAAGCCTGTTCAAGCGATTGACATGAGGCTTTATGATCCGACACTTATTCTCAACGACATGGAGAGAATATCTGGCGTACAAGAAGCGCTATCTGCTGCTATTAACGGCCCTGGTAATCCTAAAACTGCTACCGAGGCGAACATCCAGCAATCTGGCACGCAAGCTCGCACGACTTCTGATCGGGACAATCTTGAAACGATGTTAACGGATCTAGCGCAGTATACTGCCGAGCAGGCATTACAGTGTCTCGAAACCCGGGACGTAATGCGGATGGCGGGACCGAAGGCTTTTTGGCCTGCGGGAATGTCTATTGAGGACTTGTTTACGCTGGTAGAGGTTTCGATTGAAGCGGGCAGTACCGGCAAGCCGCGCCAAGCGACCGATATGCAGGCGTGGTCTACGATCCTGCCGCTAATCCAAAAATCCTTGCAGGAAATCGAACAGGCATTCGCGCAAGGCAATACGCCGATGGCGAATGCGTTGATTGAACTCGTGAAAGAGACCATGTTACGCTTGGGCGATGAAAGCGATGTGGAACGATTCATTCCCAGACAGCCGCCGCCAGGTTCCCCGGGAGCCGGAGGCCCGCCGCCGCCTGTCGTGCCGCAGATCAGTGTCAGCCTTAAGGGCGAGATCAGCCCGCAAGCCGCTGCGGCGCTCATACAGCCCGTACTTACCCGTGACGGGCCTCCGCCGCCGCCCGCTGCTCCGAATCCTGCGCCGATTGGCGCCCCGGCTCCCGGCTCGCCGCCACCCATGAGCCCTGCGGCACCGCCGCCCGGCGCAGGACCCCAGTAGTTTAAGTTTTTACAACGATAGGAAGCCCCCACATGGCTGAAGAGACAGTATTAGACGCGGTAAACGCGACCCTCGGCGATGACATCGCACCGGAACCGGCTGCGGAAGTCGAGGAACTTGAAAACGAAGGCGGCCCCGCAGAACCCGAAGTCGAAGAAGCGCCTGAAGGCGAGGAAGCGGCACCGGAAGGCGAGGAAACCGACGCGGAAGCCGAAGCGCGCGGCGCTGAGCGCAATGCGGACGGTACTTTCAAGAAAAAAGAAGCAGAGAAGCCCGCAGAAGGCGAGAAGCCCGCGAAGGTCGAACCGAAGCCCAAGGATCCGGTCAATGACCCCATCCCGAAAGACCTAAAGAAGGAAACCTCCGAGCGAATCCGCACCCTAATCGATACTACAAAGACGGTCACCGCGGAACGCGACCAGATTAGGACCGATTTCGACTATTTGGTTAAGGGTGTCCAAGCGACGGGCACCTCGCCGGAGCAATACGGCGAGGCACTGAGCTGGTTGGCGCTTTTCAACAGCAATAACCCGCAGCAGCAGGAGAAAGCCCTTGAACTCGTGGAAAGCGTTGCTGAAAGACTTGCTACGCTCCTCGGGAAAGAACGTAGCGTCGGAGATCCACTCAGCGCACATTCGGATCTCAAGGACGCAGTGCAAAAGGGCCAGATTACGTCGCAATACGCGAAGGAAATCGCTCGCACGCGCAACGGCCAGCAGTTTCGTACCGAACTCACGACCAACGCCAGCCACGCCCAGCAGCAACAGCTGCAAGCGACGCAAGAGTTAGCCACCGCCCGCGCGGATCTCTCCTCGCTCGAGCAGACGCTCCGGGCAAGTGACCCCAGCTACGAGGCCAAAAAGGCCATTTTGGTCCCGGCACTCAAAGCGGTGTTCGCATCGATCCCGCCTTCCCAGTGGAAAGCGAAGTTCACCGAGGCGTACCGGAACATCAAGGTCAATGCGCCGGCCGCGGCGCCGAGACCCGTCCCCGCGAACCAACCGATGCGGGCTAAACAGCCGGCCGGTGGGCAGACCAAGGCCCCGAGCAGCATGCTTGAGGCGGTTAACGGTGCGTTGTCGGGGATGAACAAATGAGTACGAATTACGGCAAAGTCCTAATCACAACCCCGATTCGGGGCAACCAAACGCAAACCCTCTACACGGCAGGGTTACTTCAATCCGCCGGTCTGCACGGCGGCTGGTTGCCGCTCGCGGGCCAGTCGGATATCTACGTGGCGCGTAACGTGCTAGCGAACGAGTTTCTTAACCGCAAAGAGTTCGATACGATGGTATGTATCGACAGCGATATCGGTTTCACCCGCGCGGATTTGCAAAACCTCATCGATACAACGGAACCGTTTGTCAGTGGCCTCTATACGGATAAATGTCAGCCGCCCATGCCCTTCTGCCGTGACAATACCGGTATGCAAGTAGCGCTAGAGGATATCCCGAAAGAGGGGATGCTCAAGGCGCGGTTCATGCCCGGGGGATTCCTTAAAGTGGAACGCTCTGTACTTCAGGCGATCATCGATAAGAAACTCGTTCCGTCCTACGGCGGCGGTAAGTTCCACCACTTCTACAATGGCCGAATCGCACTTGACAACCTGCTGTCGGAGGATTACTCATTCTGCGAATTGGTGCGTGAAGCGGGCTACCAGGGCTGGATTAACTGCGGAATCAGGCTATCGCACGATGGCCGGACTATGGAACCCTTCGCGCAGCCCAAGACGGATACCATCGGATCATGAAAGACCTCACAATTTGCATCCCGACGTATAATCGGGTGCCATTCTTGAAATGGACACTGGACCGTACCGTAACGGACTTCCCGGATACGAAAATCATCGTATCGGACAATGCTTCAACCGATTGCACGGGCGATTTGCAATTCCCTGGGCGCTATATCCGTCAGTCGAAGAACATCGGCGCTTTCCCCAACCTAAGGGCGGCGCTCCTAGCGGCAAACACTAAGTATTGTGTTTACCTGGGCGATGACGACTACTTAGTTCCCGAGGAAGTACAGAAAGGTATCGACTTCCTGGATGCCAATCCCGAAGTACTGATCTACTACGCCCCATGCCAGTTGTATGACGAGGTGGCCAAAAAGCCCGTTTGGGACGCGTTCTATGTCGCGGAGGACCAGACGTTCACGGCGGCCGATACGCTGTGGAACTTCATGATGCACAAGCACGTATGGCCGGAGCATGCGATCTACCGACGCAAACGGCTAGATGAGATCCTGCAACCGCGCACGAATGCCTATTGGTGCTTCGTGGATTTGGCAAACGCTGCGGTGCGGGGCCCTGTCCACTTCGCTAAGACCCCCTACTACCGCAACATCACGATACACCCCGTCGGGGGTCGCGCGAAGCTAGGCGATCAGCAATGCCTGACAGAGTTTGACGCCTATCTTGCTGGTTTACAGGTTTTGGCGCATGATATATTTCAAGGACACCTTACGCCAGAGATGAAAGAGAATCTGAATAAGATGATCCGTCAGTTTATATGGTCCCGTTTTGAGGTGGCAAACCGCATACTTACGGGACAGAATCGCCTGGCGGAAGCCGGGATCATGCGCAAACGAATGGAAATGACCGGGTACTAATATGGCAGACTTTACACCGAAATCCGATCCGAGTAAGGCGAAAGGCTCGTTAGCCCGAGACAATACCTCGGAGCATGAAGCGCCGCCCGTGATGCACTTAGAAGCGCATCACATTGCGAAATTGTTCAAGAACAAGCTACCGCCGATCGGCAGTAAGGTAAAAGTCAGTGGGCTTGTACACGTCGGCGCGTTCAACGAAGGTGCGGACGGACCGCCGAGTGGCGGCAAAGCGAAGGGCGGCGAAGGCAATACCCCGCGCACGATGTCCTTGCACTTCCATAAAATGGATTTGGGCACGGACACCCCCGGCGAACAGGTAGATCAGGAAGAACAGTCTAAGAAGGGTGCGAAGTCCGCGATGGACAAGGCACTTAGCCGCGGCGCGGGTACCTCGGAAGGTAAGGGCTCAAAAGGCGAAAAGGAATTGGAAGTCAGCCCGCGTTAGTTGACACGCAATCCTCTACTGGCATAGACTTTGCCGTAGAGCGATCGTAAGTCGTGAATCGTGGGTGTCGGCGCCCCACCAAATCCAGTGCTCACTCCTGGGAAAAACAGTCAGTTTTTCCATTTTCAGGAGTTTCACCATGCCTTTTTCCAGCGAACAGCTCCAATACGCTGCCAACGCGGCCATCAATTATTTCCTTCGTAACGATCCGATCGACAATGTTAATATTGCCCGTCCGCTTATCAAGAAGCTGATGGAAGAGAAGAAGCCGTATGTCGGCGGCCTTCAGTACGTAGTGGAACAGCTCCGGTACTCGAACGATTCGAATTTCCAATCGTACTTCGGCGACACGCAAGTCACCTACAACCGTAAGCGCACCTTGCAACAGGCTAAGTACACCTGGGGCAGTTTCCATGACGGATTCGGCCTGAACGAAGACGAGTTGACGCAGAACGGCATCGTGATGACGGATGATAAGTCCAGTGTCCCGAGCGAAGCCGAAAAGGTTCAGTTGACCAACCTGCTACAAGAGAACAGCGAAACGCTGAAGCTCGGCTTTCAGGAAAACTTTGACTATATGCTCCATTTGGACGGCACACAGTCAACGACCAATATCCCGGGCCTAGACCTTCTGGTATCGACTACCCCGACCGTTTCACAGGTTGTCGGCGGTCTCGATCAGTCGATTTACACCTGGTGGCAGAACACCGCGATTACAGGCATTTCGACTAGCACTGCGGGTAACTTGACCCAGCAAATGGAAATCGCATGGCGCGATTGCACTCGCTACGGCGGAATGGCTCCGAACTACATCCTGGTTGGTGAACTGTTCCTCGACGCGTACCGGTTGGATGCTAAGAATACGATCAACCGCACCGTGTACATGAAGGATGATGCGAAACC